AAGGGTAAACGCTCGTGAGAAATTCTCACTTTCAAGTTATATTGATAAATAGTATTATTAAATTATATATTGAAAGTTAAATTGAGAAAATTGATGTTGAGAGAAAACCTATGTTCACATGTCCAGCCAACGGACCCCCCCCTCACTTCCTAACGCGTGCAACTTTTTTAATTAATTGATTGTAAAGAGAAATCCAAGAATCAACGCTAATTTAACATTATCTTAGGATAGCATTTGAAAACAAACCTACATATCAAGCGTGTCTGATTACGGATTCTAGGAAATTAATGATATTTTAACAAGCAAACCGATATTCATTTTCAATTTCAGCGAATTACAAAAAGTGCGCGCGTTAGGAGATGATAGCGTTGGGTCGTGGTTACTAGGATGGACTTATATTTTTTTTTCACCGACCAATTTCTCAATTTAACTTTTTAATATATAAATTAACAATACAATTTATCAATATAACTTCAAAGTGTAAATTTCTCACGAGCGTTTATCCTTCCGCAGCGGGCGGCATAGACGCAAGCCCGCAGGTGGTTAGGATTTAACGCATAAGAGAAAAGCTAGATTTTATTATAATTCTAAAACGATAGATTCATACATCCTAAAACCAAAATTGAATCAGAGCGATTTTAGCGCAAGATACCATCATAAAGTTAATTCCTAATTTACATGTGTTTTGAATATGGTTTTTTCAAATAATCACTGTAAATTCGGATATGGTTTATCAATCTATAGAAATAGTGTATCGTGAAGAGGGCAAAATATGGAAAATACAATGCTTTCTAGCGGTTTTAATTCTAATAAAACACCTACAAATAATGTTATAGAGGTGGCAAATAATGAATCAACATCTAATTTTCAATTCTCAACAGACATAGATGTTGCAGCTACATTATCTGTTATAATAACTCTTTTAATTGCTGCCATTTATCAATATTTTAAATATTCCAATAGGGATAGTAAAATATATAAAGCTGAAACAGATTTCTATTCGCAATTATCTAAAGAGCATGATAGATTAATAGAGCGCGTAAAATCGTTAGAAAAATCAAGAGAAGAGTGTCAAGATGAAACCTTAGAACTTAAAACAAGACTACAGGAAGTCCTTGATTTTGAGCATGAAAATCAAAAATTAAGAGATAGACTTGATGAAAAAGATAGTATTTTACGGAAAAGAAATGACCAAATAAATCTACTTATTTCAGAAATCAAGGAAAAAGATTCTCAAATATTGGAATTAACGAAACGTGTTAGTCAACTAGAAAAAACAATTTCACAAATGAATAGTTCTTAATATGGATAATACAGAATTAATTTTATCAAAAGATTATAAGAATCAAACGATAGAAAACGCATTAAAATTAATTAACGACTCATCTCTTCAACCGATAAATTCCATAAAAACAAAAGAGTTGGGTTTTAGACTTGCGCTTACAGGGCTTGCTGAAGTGAATGTAAAAAGAATAGCGCATTTAATAGGTGCTGTATCATTGTTTGAGCAAGAAATCTTCAGTCCAGAATATATTCAAGAATTAGAATCAAAAAAAGTATTAGAGTTATATAAATTAAGTGTAGATGCTTTGAATAGTGCTGCACAATATGTAAAAAACACAAGTTCATTTATCGGTTGGGATAATTTAGAATTACAATTGCGTTCATTAATTATTGAAAACAAAGAAATCAAAGGTAATGAAGAAGCTAAAAAAGCAGCAAAAGATTTGTTGCTAATGCTTGGGAAGATGAAAAACAGCAATGAACAATATCAAGACATTACCTGACAATAAATTATACAATGATATTTCAGTTTTAGAATCATTGGTTAAAGATTATGGTCATAAAGGTGCTATGGATGTATTGGCGAGGACTAGCGGTTATGCCAGTCCTCCACCTTACATAGATGAATTTTTAGATGATGAAAAATATCTTGGTAAAATATTAAAAAACGAGAATACAGGTGAAAGTATTCTTTATCCAATATGGCGTGAAGCATTACGAGAAATATTCCCTAACCCGTACTATTCACCATATTTGCAAATAATAATAACTGGAGCGATTGGACTAGGAAAATCAACGTTTAGTTTAGCTGCAACATTATACGATCTTTGTAAAATTTTGCACTTAGAAAATCCTCATGATTATTTTAAATTAATAAAATCCACAGAAATCCAGTATGTTTTAATTAATACCAATAAATCATTGGCAGAATCAGTTTTATATAACCAATTAATTGATTGGGTTATGGTATCTCCTTTTTTTAAAGAAAAAGTAGAAAAATCACTTGATTCATCTTTGTTTTGCAATAAAATATCAGTTGGATTCGGTTCGCGACCTTCCCATATTCTAGGTGTTGCTGTTGTTGGTGCAATTCTATCAGAGATTAATTTTCAAAATAAAAACACAAATCAAGCAAAAGATAACTTCACAAATGTATTACGAAGAATGCAATCACGATTTATGCAAGCAGGCGGTTCAATGCCCGGTCATATTTGGATTGATTCATCAAAAACAGATGAAGGGTCTTTTATTGAACAACATATTGAAACATGTAGAAATGATCCGTCTGTTAGAGTCTTTGATTATGCTATTTGGGAAGCAAAGAAACATTTAGGATTATACAGCGGCGAAACCTTTAGAGTTTTTGTTGGTGATGCTAATACAGATGCTTTTATTGTTACAGAAACAGATCAATTAAAAAACATTCCTGAAAATAAAGTAATAAATGTCCCTATAGAGTTTGAAATGTCTTTTCAACAAGATTTAATGAATTCGCTTAGAGATATTGCAGGTGTAAGTTCTCTTTCTGCATTTAATTTTATTTCATCTTCTGAAAAAATATCAGACGCTTTAAATGAAATAAATCCAGTTACAAAAGAAGTGATTACATTAGATTTTTTTGACAGAAGTCAAAGAATAATTGATTATCTTGATATTCAATCTATTTTAAGGAATAGAAAAGCTAGGTTTATACATATTGATATAGGATTGGTTTCGGATAAAACAGGGATAGCTTGTGCATTCATTAGAGAAATGAGGGAAATAGTAAAGCAAGATTTAAATGGAAATTATTTTAAAACAAGAGAGCCTATTATCGAAATAGAATGGGTTCTAGCAATAGAACCGGTAAGAGGTCATCAAGTAGCATTATATAAACTAAAAGATTTTATTGCAGATTTAAAAGCAAATGGCATACCTATTGCCGTTGTTTCTACTGATGGTTATCAGTCAACAAATTTAAGACAAGATATTTCTTTGATAGGAATAGATACAGAATTGATTTCTGTTGATAAAACTAAAGACCCATATATTTCATTAAGAAACGCCATATTAGAACAAAGATTATATTGTGTTAATCATCCAATATTAAAAACAGAATTAAATTCGTTAATCGAAACAAGATTAAAAGTTGATCATCCATCAACGGGTAGCAAAGATTTAGCCGATGCCGTTTGTGGTGCTGTTTATCAAACAATATATAAAGGCAACAAATACAGGGCTAGTGTTACTGTGGAGGATTATGGAAAATTGATCGACCGAATGACACCTCAAAACACTTACGAATTACTATTAAATGGAATGTTAAATGAATCCTAATTATACATATCAATATGGTCAAGGGTATGAAAACCCATCCATGATTATAAAAAAAAATATGCCTGCTATTAAAACTTTAATATATGAAGATGTTAAATTAAAGTTTGGTAATGTAACCGCTCAAGTTATTCTTGAGTTTCAAAACACAAATAATTTAGACCGCACTATCTCAAAATATTGTTCAAATGAAGTATTAATGAACCAAATAAAAGAATTGGTTAAGCATAGATAATATGAATATAGATGATCAAATCAATGAAACAACAACAAAAGATTATATTGACACTGTAGATGCTAGAGATCATTTATTGGGTAATGATTATCAAAAGGTTAATTTACATGACTTTAAACGCAGAGAATATCTTAGTAGTATTGTAGGCTCTTTGTTAAGTGTCAATATGGAGAGAGAGGCTTATTATGCCAAATTAGAACAATTACGTTCATTCTATTTAACTCAATTATGTATTGATGTTGTTAGTGATGACGCATTTACAGAAGATGTTTTAAAAGGCACTTTGATAGATGTTATTGTTAATAAAAAGGACTCCATAAATAATCTCTTATATACCAATGAATTAAATCAATTATTAAAAAAATTTAGCCTACCCAGTTTAATAGAAGATATTTTGGAAGATTTATTATTGTTTGGAGAATACTGTCTTGAAATGACGGTTGAAAAAGGAATAGGTATTACAGGATTATTAGATAGTGTGCCAACAAATTCAATTATCGCTTTATATGATTCAAATGTTCCAAAAATATTTTATAAAAAAAGTGGACTAGGTTATGAACCAAAATCAGTTCATTGTTATGCACATTTTTGTATAGACGCAAGAAAAGTGCGTGTCGAATTACCTAAAGACGCAGCAAATAGAATGGATTTGCCTTTAAAAAGTCCTATAATAAGAGTAGGCAGGTCTTTGTTTTATGGTGCTTTAGAAAAAATACAAGAATTATATATGTTGGAAAAAGCCGCATCTGCAAATACTTTTTATGGATTAACTGCTGGAAATATTGTGTCTGTTGGATTGCCGCCCACAATGAGTACAGACGATATGTTTAAGGTAACTCAACGCTATGAATCGTTATTGAATGATTCAAAATTAACAAGTTTTGATGTGAAAGATTCAAGACAAATACTAAATGCAATTACACGCGCACTGTCAATCAAAGTTATTCCATCATTTAGTGATAAGGGTGCTTTAGAAAAAGTAGATGTGTTTTCTAATAATACAATTAAAGAAGGTTTGTTACCAACCATTAATGATTATAGAAACTCAGTAGTGCAAACAATAGGCATTCCACCTGAATTGGTTTTTGGTGAAGGTTCTATTACTCAAGGTTCACGTAGATCATCTTTAAAACAATTTATTAGATATTCTAAAAAGGTTAAAAGTGTACAACGTGCGGTAAAACAAGGAATTATACAAATCTGTTTAAATCATTTAGCTGCCAAATACGGTGATCCAGAATTAGCTGCTGAAGATATATATATTAATATGTATGCAGATACAAATGTTGATCAAATAGAAAACCTAGAAAGCGTACAGTTAGTTATACAGGGAATTAAAGATTTAACTGATTTATTAACCGCTATAAAAGAAGCACCGGTATTGGGACTGGAAGATATTGACTTTATAGATACAGGTAAATTTTTAGAATATTTAGGTGCGGTATTTAATACTGCTGGTTTTAGAGCGGCAGATATGATTAAAACTACATTAACGAAATCATCAAAACCCAAAAAAGATGATGATGAAGATGAAGAATAAGATAAACGACACTATCGTTAAAGAAAATATATGAATGAATATATAATATTTGAAAACGTTGATGATAAACAAAAATTTGCGTTTGAAGAAGAAATGGTTTGCGAAACATTTGAAGAAAATAAAATGTTTATAGATACGCAAAAGTTATGTGAAAGACTTGGAAAGAAAAGAGCTTTAAAAAATTATAGACAAAGAAGTTTAATGAAAAGAAATTGGCGTGTTAATAAACATAAGATGATGCGTGGAATTAAAAAATTTCATAGGTCAATGAAAGGTAAAAAAATACATCGCCAAATAGGTAGAAAACTATCATTAAGAAACATAAGACCGTCTTATAGAAGTTCATTACAAGAATCACTTATTGCAATTAATTCTTTAAAGGTACATCTATTAATAAGTAATAAATACTCATCATCAATTGATGATGAGGTTGATTATGAATTATTTTTAGATGAGGCTTTGTTATATATTGGCGGTATTGAAAATAAGATTAAAGATGCTATTGAATCATACAATAAAACTGAATTAATTTTGGATGATGATGAAATAGAGTTTTTAAATGATGTGATTAATTATACAGAGGAAACGTAATGGCAAAACCTGCTACTTTGGTTACGATAGATGATGTTTGGGAAAGTTCAAATTTAAACATTATAGAAATTGAAGAAGGAAAGGAATCGCCTGTTGACGGAACTCATATTATCGGTCGAATAGTAGGTGAATGTTTTTTTCCTAATAAAACGTCAAGAAACAATAGATATTATTCGAGAGATTTGTGGGAAGCAGTCTTAAAGGATGAGGAATTAGTCGAAAGGCTAAATAATCGCTCAGTATATGGAACTGTAGGGCATGAGCAACCCGTAGATGATAAAGCTATTTTAGAAGGTAAAATTTCACATATAGTTTCTAAATTATGGTTAGATGATAAAAACTGTGGTATGGGGGAATTTCTGATATTGGGAACTCCTGCCGGTAAAAATTTATATACAATATTAAAAGCAGGCGGAAAGATATATTTTTCTACTCGTGCTGCTGGTAAGTTTGAACGCGAAAAATCAAATATCTTATCTCCTGATGGATTTAAGTTATTTACTGTTGATTTCGTCACAAGTCCGGGTTTTCTCGAAGCAAGCCCTACAATAATAGAAGCAAAAGAATCTCAAAACAAAGGTTTAAATAATATGGAACAATTCACTGAAGATTTTGTAAATCACTTAAAAACTGAACACGTAGCAATAAAAGAAGAACGCAATTCACTATTAACTCAATATAACCAAGCCGTTAAGGACTTAGCTAATTCAAATGCTAGTTTATCGCAATATGAAGGTTTGGGTTCACCTGAATTTTTAGCTAATTGTGTATCTGGTTACGAACAAAACAAAGATAAATCAGAATTAATAAAAGAATATATAAGATTAGGTACGCCTGCTGAAATTTTAGAAGCGTTAGAAAAATCAAGAAAGGTTGGCGAATCTTATAAAATGATCTCTAATGAATTGGGTACGCCTACAGAAATTAGAGAAGTGTTGAGTGCTACAGAATCATATATAAATGAAACAAAAGCAACAATTGAAAATTTAAATAGTAAAATAGAAAAATACCAAGAATTAGGTAGTGTGTCTGAAATACGTGAAGCGTTAGAATCAGTACAACAAAAAATTATTTATGAAATGGGTGAAGGTAACTCTACAAACAGACGCATTGCTGAGTTTGAAGAAGAATATGGTAGTTTAATTGAAGCCGCTAGAGTTATTGATAAAGTTGAAGAATTTGTTAATGAATATGGTACATTCGATGAAATAAAAGCAATTTTAGAATTTACCGATAAAAACTTAAACAAAATTCAAAGATATCCTTTATTGAGAGAAAAATTGAAAATTGTTGAAGATTTTACTAATATATATGGTGATTTGCGAGAAATTGCTTATGTGTTAGAAGAAACCAATCAATTTGTACATAAAAATGGTGATTTCGATACAATATCAACGATATTAGAAGTAACTGATGGCTTTACAGAAAGCTATGGAGATTATAGTGAAATCGCTTATGTGTTAGAAGAAGCCGATAGATTTATAGATGAAAATGGTAATTTCTCAATGGTAGCTGAGGCATTAGAAAAAGCGGAAGAAAAGATTT